TTTAGAATGTCCCTCTCCTCCTTGAGAATGCGGTTCTCCCGTCGAAGCCGCTCGTTCTCACGGGCAAGGTCCAACTCCTTGTCCAACACCACATCAGTGTCACGGTACGCCGTCACCCATTTGTTCAGTGTCGATAAGCCAACACCCAAATCTGGAGCCACCTGCTTGCGTGTCAGCCCGCTGTTCAGCGCGATCCGCACCGCATCAGCCCAGAACTCGCCCGTCCGTTTCAGCCCCATAGTCAGTCTCCTTTGTTGCTGTAAATGCTATCAAAGGAGCCGCATCAAACCGCGATAGGTCCAATACACTTCTGGGATTATCCAGTCCTACCCAAGAACCCCGAATTTGCGCGCATAGGCGCTGAGGCTGCGGCGCTTTACGAATTGCTGAACCCCGGCGTTATTTTGGAAACAGGCATAGGCGGCGATCCTGCAAAACAGCGGGCTTTGCAGGATTTCATCGAAGCGGCTGGTGAAGCGTTTGCACGCGGAGATTTTCAACTTCGGGAAGGCGCTGTTCAACGACATGCTGTCGGACCCAAACAAAACCCCGGCCACCGCAACAGAGGTGGTGGAGCGCATGGCCGATCTGGCGCATCGCACCGCTGCCGGGTTTGCGCGGGTGCATTTCGAGTTTCTGGTGCCCTACATGCGCCGGGTTCTCTACATCTTGCAGAAGCGCGGCGACATCCAGCTACCCGTAAAGGGCGGCAAGTCGATCAAGTTCCGCGCGGTCTCGCCGCTGGCGCAGGCGCAATACGGGCGAGAGTTGCAGGCGTTGAGCCAAGACTTCCAGATGCGCTCGATGATGCACGGCCAGTTCGTCGCCGGTCAGTCCTATGACTTCGAGCAGGTTCACCCGTGGCTGCAAAAGCGGTTCGGCACGGACGAACGGCTCTACAAGGACGCCAAGACCATTCAAGACCTCATCGCCAAGTCGGCCGAAATGCTGGCCCAGGCGCAGGCACAGGGAACCGTCGAATGATCACCCGCGAGCAAATGAAGGAAATGCAGGAGCGCGCGGGGCAGCCGACATATGACGGTGTGATCCGCTCGCCTGACGCCGAAGAGAAAATCAACCAGACCGTCCGCGCCGTTCTATCCGGCCCAAATGGACGGGCTTTGATGGACTATCTGCGGTCCATCACCGTGAATTTCGTGGTGCCACCGAGTGCCACGGATGCCGAGTTGCGCCATCACGAGGGCAAGAGACACTTGTTCCAGATCCTCGACGCGCGGCTCAAATCGCAACCCAAAGATTGAGAACCCCCATGTCAAAAGTCATGCTGATTGCCGCTGTCGCCCACGCCGCAAACAAAGAGTATTGCGAGCAAAATGGCGACCGATCGCAGCCAACTTGGGAATTTGCGCCGCGCTGGCAACGGGAAAGCGCCATCGCTGGCGTTGAAGCCGTGATGGAAAACCCAGACCAGACACCGGAGCAGAGCCACGAAAGCTGGCTGGCCCATAAGGAAGAGGACGGCTGGACCTACGGAGAGGTCAAAGACCCCCTCGGCAAAACCCACCCCTGCATGGTGCCCTATGACGAGCTGCCCGAAGAACAGCGCGCCAAGGACGCCATTTTCACCGCCGTTGTTAAGGCCCTGATCTAAGAGACCCCCATGAAACATGCTTTATTTTTCTCGACGCTTCTTTCCCGCCCTTTTGCGTTTATGGATGCTGCCGGTGAAGGCGGAACCGGTGGTGGAACCGGAACCCCCGCGCCGGGCGGTTCGTTCTTCCAAGGCGGCGACAGCGGCAACGGTGGACAAGGCGGCAGCCCGAACACGCCTCCGCAGGGAGCGGGCGATCAAGGTGCAGGTACACCACCGGAAGGCGCACCGGACTGGCTGATCGGCAAGTTCGCCACGAACAACGAGGCGGGCGAGTTTGATCTGAACGCGTCGATGGAGAAGCAGGCGCAAGGCTATTCAGAGCTATTCCGGTCCTTCTCCAAAAAGACCGACACGCTCAAGGCCGAGTTGAAGGGTGAAGTCGCCACGGAATACGCGGCGAACTACGCCCAGGAGCGCGGCGTGCCCGAGGAACTGTCGGGCTACGCCTATCCCGACAACGTTACCGCGCCGGCCGAGAATGTTGACGGCGCGCTGCGGCAGTGGGCCAAGGACAACAACGTGGGCGCTGAACAGTTTCAGTCGCTCATCAATGACGTTTGGGTCAAAACCTTCCCTGATCCGGCCGAGGAATCGGCCAAGCTGGGCAAGACCTCCGAGGCCGTGCAGGAGCGCGTCGACAAGATCAACAAGTGGATTGGCGCGAACATCCACGAGGATCACCAAGGCGCAATCAGCCGCGTGATGCAGACCGCCGATGGCGTCATGTTCATGGAAGCGGTTGCGGATATGGTGAACCCCTCGGGCTTTGCGCCCGATCTGAACGACGATGCCGGAAAGGTCGAGCTGACCCGCGAGAACATCCGGGCTTTGCAGTCCGATCCCAAGTTCGGCCAAGATGAAAAGTACACCGCCTACGTGCGTGGTCTCTGGTCCAAATACGCCAGCTTGCCTGCTGACAAACGCCAATGATCGTCTGGCCCGCAACACGGGCCGATGTGCAAAGGCTCTGCCGTGAAATGCGGCAGAGCGACCGCCTCGAAACCCAATACAATGCAGAAGTGACAGGCCGGATCACCCCGCAGTGGTCCATCGAGCGCGAATTGCTCGAAGCCTTCGAGGCGTCAACGTTCTGGGCCGTATGGCGGCAGGACGATCTTGTGGGCCTTGGCGGTGTTGCGCCTTTGCCACAGGACCCCAATGTGGGCGCAATCTGGTTCTTAGGCACGCATATGGCAGATAGCCATCAACTCGCGCTCACGTTGACCCTTCGACGGTTTATTCGCGCCGAGCGCCCAAGATGGGGCGTTCTTGGTAACGTGATACCGCAACATATGGTGCGGCGTCGTGCTTGGCTGGAAAAATTAGGGTTTGACTTCGCGCCGAGCGAAGCGAACAAAAATACACAAGGGCTTGTGGCTTTCTGGTCACACGCTCAAGACGGCCCCGACGAACAGCCTGCGGCCCCGTAAGGAACACCCGCTTTCCGGCTGGCTCAGAGGAACACCCGGCGATCCCGAGTTTCACTGATCCATAGGAGAGCATCATGCCTTCGACCATTGATGTCGCATTTGTTGAAGAATACAACAGCGACGTTCACCTGCTTTACCGCCAGATGGGCTCGCGCCTGAAAAACACCACGCGCAAGGGCACCATTATGGCGAAGTCTGTCTACTGGCAGAAGTTCGGCCACCTGACTGCGCAGCAAAAAACCCGCAACGCGCAGCACAACTTCATCGACCCGGAACACACCCGTGTGAAAGCCGACATGGCGGACTGGTACGTCCCGACCCTGATCGACGATCTGGACCTGTTGAAGCTGAACATCGAAGAGAAAAACGCCCACGTTTCCGCGCATGTCGCCGCTCTGGGCCAGAAAACCGATGAAATCATCATCGCTGGCATGGAAGCAGGCGCGAACGCGACCGATCTGGGCGATGCCGCAGGCGCGTGGGACTACGACATGTTCATGTCGGTGCTGACCACGTTCCAGGTCAACGAAGTGCCCGACGACGGCAACCGCTTCTGCGCCCTGCACCCTTACGCGTGGAGCCAAGCGCTGAAAGTGCCTGAGTTCGCAAATGCCGATTACGTGGGTCAGGAAAACCTGCCCTTCCGTGGCGGCATGACCGCGAAATACTGGATGGGCACCCTCTGGTTCCCTCTGGCGAACGTCACGCATGGCACCGCTGGCGGCAACCCGGCCAACGTGTCGACCAACCTTGCATGGCACCGCTCGGCGATGGGCCACGCCGTCAACAAGGAAATCGACACCAACTGGGATTGGGAAAACACCTACTCGGCATGGTCGTGCGTCAGCTGCATGTCGCTGGGTGTCTCGGCTATCGACGATCAGGGACTTTACAAAGTTTCCTCGCTGTCGCCGAAGCCGGGCAGCTAAAGCTCTAATCCCTGCGGGGGTGGGGATGCTCGTTCGGTGGCAGACGTAACGAGCAAGAGCCGAGGGGCGGGGCAGATGCTCCGCCCCTTTTTGAAATAAGGAGGCCGGCATGGTCACGTCAATTTCGGACAGTTCGATCAAGGTTTACAACGCCGCTCTGGTGCGGCTCGGCGTTCCCAAGATTGCGTCATTCTTGGATAGCTCCATCGCAGCCCGAACCGGCAACGACATGTTCGAAGATGTGCTGGAAGCCGCGATCTGCATGTATCCGTACCGCTTCGCGACCCGGCGCGTTGATCTGACCCGTCTCGCAGCAGAGGCACCGGACCCGTATGTCGGGCTGTATCAGATCCCCTCTGTCGGGCGGCATGTCTGGAAGCTCTATGAGGATGGCGTCAACAGCAACGATTGGGAGGTGTTCGAACGCACGGTCGCGACCAATGTCGCCAGCACCAGCACCACGCAGGTGAGCGCCGACGTTGCCGTGGTCGTTGGGCCGCAAACATCTGCATGCCGATCACGCAGGATCAGCGCATGGCCGACCGCCTTCTGGCTCTGGGTGAGCAGGGTCTTGCCCGCGCAGCCAGCCGGGACAGCCAGTCGCGCACACCGCCGCGCATCGACACCAAACTGTTCATTCGCCAACGCCGCCGCTCGGGGAGACGCTAATGCCGACGCTTCACGATTTCCGTTCCGATTTCCGGAGAGGGCGAACCGGCGACGGCCTGCGCATCAACCAGAAAGCCGGTGCCTACGTCGCATCGCTCTTTGACGCCGACAATTTCATGGTGACTGCGGACGGGAAGATCGAGCGCCGCTGGCCCACGGTGATCCGGAAGGCTCTGACCGGAAGCGCGCGCATCGAGGGCTGGACCTACGGGACCACCAACGCGTTCAGGTTTCTGCTGGCCTTCGAGGCCGGTTCGCTGACCATTTTCGATATGGACTTGGGCGCAGCGCGCGCGACGTTCTCGGGCGAGAGTTGGGACGCCACGACCATGTGGTTCATGAGCCTGACCGCCGAAAACAATCGGCTCGTTATCGCGGACGGGACATTCAAGACACGCGTTCTCGAACTGAATGTCGCGGCTGGCACGTTCACCATGTCCGATTTCAGCTTCGATAAATCACTAACCAACACCAAACTTTTGGCGCCATTTCGTTCCTTCTCTGACCGAGAAATGACCGCTACTCCGACGATATTTACAGCCCGAGGGGAACAGAGCGGATATGGGGCCAAAATAGCAACGGCACTTGGCATCCCGGAATCCGACTTCGATCTAGGCTTCGGAACCGGAAAGATTTCTACCTCGTCAAGTTTTTTTACTTCAGACCATGTAGGCACCAGAATGCGTCTTGGTACTGGCGAGTTCACTATTAATTCAGTGATCAATTCAAGAAAAGCGAACATCACTGTTCATAGCGATATTGCGGTTCAACTCGAAAATGACCCATTTTTCATCACTAGAAACTCAACGATTGTAGAGGTAGCTGCGGAAAACCACGGTCTGTCGGTCGGCGATAAAGTTTTCTTCTATGGCCTTTCTGTCGAGTCTGACGACTATGCGGGAAATGTCCTTCAGGGCGCGGCAGAGTTTGGTGGGGGTACTGCTTCCAGCGCGCAAGCCTATATCGTCCGGCGCATCGTGGACGAAAGCCATTTCGAAATCACCGGCAACGCCACCGTGAACCAAGCAACGGGCCTTTATGGCGGTTCATCCGTTCGTATGATCCCTGCCTCTGGCCTGCGGGAAATCAGCGAACCAGCCTTTTCCGACGCGCGCGGCTGGCCGCAAGCCGCAGCCTTCCATGAAAGCCGCCTCTGGCTCGGTGGCACCAACAGCCTGCCCGATGCCGTTTGGGGATCCGCACCGTTTGCCTTCCGGAACTTCGACCCGGGCGAGGGCGATCCTGATCAGGCGATTGCAATGTACGGCATCGGTGAGCAAAGCCGCGTGCGACATCTGGTGTCCGGTTTCGACTTGATGATCCTGTGCGAGAATGGGGAATACTACACGCCCGGCTCCACAGATCAGTCTATCGTTCAGGAAACAGCAAGAGCGAGATCAGCAACAGCGCACGGTTCAGCCTTCACGAAGCCGCACAATTTCGATGGGGCCTTGTTCTTCGTGGACAAGACAGGCGGCCATATCCGAGAGTTGCAGCTGCGCAGCGCGGAGCAGGGCTATTATGCGCCGCCTGCCTCGGTTGTTGTGCCGGACTGGATCAAGCAGCCGAAGCATTCTTGCAGTTTCCCCGGATCCCCGGAACAAGTCACCCCGTATGTCGTCTGGGGCAACGATGAAGATGGCTCGCTGGTGGTGATGCACTCAAGCCGAGCCGATGAAGCGTTCGGCTTCATGCGTTGGACGCTGGGGAATGGCCGGTTTATTTCTGCGGCCGCGGTGGGGCAAAGGCTGTTTGTTTCGGCAGAGCGCAACGGCGAGTTCTTCCTTTTGGAGTTCGATACAGGCCCGAGCTTCCCCGAAATGGACTTTGCCGAGCAGCTGACCGGGGGCGACGGAACAAACTGGACCGCCGCATTCCTCAAGGATGCCGATTACCAACTTGTGTCCGATCGCAGAGTGTTCTCGGACGTGACAATCGACGGGGCCGGGGCCTTCACCACGCCCACCAGCCTGACGACCATCCAAGTGGGCGACCCGATGCCGTGGCGCGCTGAATTGAACGCGCCCGTGTCTGGGTCGGGGCAGGGTCCGAAGATCGGGGAAAACCAGCGCCTTGTCTCTTCGAAAATCCATTGGGACAGCACGGAAACGGGCGAGGTTGATGGCGTCAGCGAGCTTGGCAACGCAGGGGCGCAGTCGGTTCTGACCCCGCTCGAC